GTCGGTATTCCACTTCATGCTACGGCAATTCGCAGAATAGGTGATGTGGTTGCTACTGAACCGGAATTTTATGACAGACTGTTTGATTGCTTTCCTTACATAGACGCTCAAAGACGCTTATGGGCTGATTTCGATTCAGAAAAACTCATAGAAAGTTATGCGCGAAGAGGATTTGATGGGGCGTCTGCGTTTATCGACAAGTACCTGATAGGTGATAGGCGAAAGACGGAGGCTCGTGTTTATGTTTCAAAATTTAGAAAAAAACATCTTGGTGACCCTCATGGATATCCAGTCAGCTGGTTGATAAGAAACTTAATGCTTAATGATATTGACGTTAATTCACCGACCCCTGTGGGTCCCAAAACTCGCGCTCATGCTGTGCGAGCGCTAGAACTAGAAAGAGCAGATATCTATGAATATTAAAATCGAATACGTTGAACCGTCCCTGCTTTCTGTTCCTGAATGGAAAGCTACCTACACCCTGCGTCCAGAGATGCTTGTTATCTCTGCCTCCTTGTCTCAGTTTGGCTTCATTCAGCCGATACACGTCAGGCTTGCCACTGGGGAAATAATCGACGGCTCGGAAAGATACTTGCTGGCAACAAATATTCCGCAAATTCTTGCTATGAGCGATGGAAAAATACCGGTCGTGTACCACGACGTTGACAAAATGGACGCCATGATGATGCACCTTCGGCTCAATAGGGGACACTCCCATGTGTTGGCTCCTAAAACATCAGACATAATCCGAACACTTAGACGTTCTGGTAAATACGGTATTTCAGATTTTGAAGACATGCTTTGCATGCGTTCGGAAGAACTCTCTCTAATGCTTGACGGAAGTCTCTATAAAGTGAGAAAAATTAAAGAGCACAATTACGCCAGAGCATGGATTCCTATTGAGGCTCCGCCTGGCTCACTAGAGTCATCTACGGTCTCTATCGAAAGACCCCCCAATCCTGACAGATAAATATTTCTGGTATATTTGTAAAAAGACTTTAAGTAAGGAACATTATGCCAGGAGTACGTTACGGCCCAGACATATCCGACGATGCGGCCTACTTTGTTGACAAGGTTAAGGAAATTCAAGCCAACATTCGTTTAGGGAAAAAACCGAACGCTGGAGAACGAACAACCCTGGCAAATGCTGCAGAATTGGCTAATAAAGTTTTTGGTGTCAGTAAAGCAAATTTCGATAAAGGTAAACTTGGCGAAATGGCTGAGATGGCACGATACGGTGGCTCCAAGGCATTAAGTCGACGAGCAAAAGACTCTCGAGACGGTTCGTCGATGACGAAGTCTGTAGCAGAAGAGTTGCTGGACAGGTCTACTGGCAGAAACAGTCGTGGCAGTAGAACGAAGCCTGCAGAAGGAACTTACTACGAAGGACGTACTCGCTCGAAGAGATTCCGTGAGCTTGAAGCAAAAGCAACCAAGCGTTTGAACAGGAACGGAGTGGAGATAGGCAAAAGGTCGATAAAGAAAGGCGGAATCAATTCGTCAAACTTTAAAGATAGAGTCGACGGGCTGCAAATTACTAAAGCAAGAGGCGGCAAGAAAGACACGGCACGGGGAGCGGCTAGTTCCGACTTGATGAACCGAGTAAGAGGAGACTCTGCCGTCACGAAGCCAGGAATAGGTATCCGTCCTCGATTGGCGAGGTCTCAGCAAAGAGCAGAGCAACGTAAGAAAAAAGTTTCAGGACCCAAAACACCTGCGAGCGCAACAAGAGCCAAAAGTGGTCAGGCGAAAACAAAAACAACAGTCCAAAGAGCCGGAAAAAATAAGTAAAAAGATAAATTTCTAAAGGGTTGTAATCTCGTCCTCTTCGTCCCCTAGAACTTCTTTCTCATCCATCAGCCTCCAACTATGCAGTCCTAGTCCGGCATCCGGTTCAGCATCCTCTAGAAAATCTTCATAGTAATAATCATTTTCCTGTCCGAAGTCTTTTTCCAGTAAAAATTGCTTTACAGACTCTACTGGTTCAAAAGTGGCTAAATATCTTCCAGTTGAGCTTTCTGTTCCAATAATTCTTAATCCGCACATGGCCATAAGGGTAGTTGCAACCTGCCACATGTAATCGCCCAACTCTACTTTTATGTCGTCATCTTCTATTTCAGGCTCATGCTCGGTGTAGTAGTAAAATAATCCCTGATGAAGCCTGTCCACAATGTTTACAGTCGCGGCTCTTCTTGCGTTTTGGTCCGCAAACAAAGTGCCCTTAATTTCTTGTTCTGACATATTTATCCTTCTTTATTGAATATTGTTTTTAATAGCAAAGTCACTAAAGGACTTATAGGGCTTGAACCGTGCAACATAATCGCCGTCGATGTTTTCCCCAACAATGCTCATTCCCGCAACTGCCATGACTACAGTGGCCATTTCAAAAGACTGATTTGCTAAATCGTCAATTTCGTCAGGAGACTCAATTCCGCCCTCCGGCATAAATAATGCAAATAACGCTTGAGTGACCCTATCTAAAACGCTCATATTGGCTTCAGATATCTCTTTGTTGTCGAATTCAACAGTTGGATTAAATTTTGATGAATCGCTCATCTCCGTAATCTACACCGGAATCACCTTGCGAGCAACCCCAGTGTTCGGCCAGGTCATTACTAGGTGTTAGAATTTGATACAACATTTATTTGCAACATCGCTTTAACCGGGAGCCGCCATGATTGTCTCAGTCAACGACATTAAGACATATATGGACATCAAATTGTCCGCTCGCCAAGAAGACGCTGCAGAAATAATTCTGGCTGGCCTTCAAAGTGAAATGGAAGCTTTCCTTAAGCGACCAATAGAAGTCCAAGAATTTACCGAAGAAATACGTCTTGACTCCAATCACACAGGAGTGCCAATGGGTTCGTTTTTGACATCAAACGACAACACGTACAACTCTTCATATACGTCAAGCCCAAGCAACGACACAACGACTTGGGCCACTCCTCCACCAACCGTCTATCTAAAAAATACTCCTATAGTTTCGGTTGACGAAGTAAAAGTAAAACCGCTTTTTGGAGCAGAAAAAGTTCTCCAAGAAGAGGTCGATTACATCACTAGAAAATATGGAATTGATTACTACTACGGATGGTCCGACGATTTAGTGACAATAACTTATACCGCCGGCCTAGACGGAACATCAATACCTATCTTTAGGCTCTTAATCATCAGAGCGGCTTCACGTGAAATGCAGAATATGTACGACGACGTTGTTGGCGTAAAAGACTTAAATACGCGTGGTACTGGCCCTCTTGTGACTGGATTCCTTGATAGCGAGCTTGGTTCGATTAGGAAATATAGACGAGTTCGGGTATAACGACGTGGCCTCAAGAAACGTTTTAGTAACAGTCACGGACGTTGACTGGCAGGGCAAAGATACTGTAGACAGACTGCAAAACATGCGAGACAGAGCCAATGACATGAGGCCGGTTTTGCAATGGGGAAAAGACTACTTACAAAGAGCTTATTCAAAAAACTTTACAACGATGGGTGCGATGTCTGCAAAGGCGATGTTAAAGGGGGCATGGCCTCCTCTTGATGATGACTATGCGTTTCAAAAAGCCGAACGTTATCCTGGCGCTCCGATGATGATGATAACTGGAGAACTTTTTAGAAGCGTTGCCAATATGGCGTCTAGTTCAAAAAATGTAATAACCGAGATGGAGGGGACTTTTGTTATCGACAGTCCCATAGCCAGGTTTCATCAATACGGAACCCGAGACATGCCAGCAAGAAAAATACTTTTTATTCCTCGAGATTTTGACAGAGACATAAATAAAAAAACACTCCAATACGTTGTTCAGGGAAGTAAATTAATATGACGGCTTTAATGAATGGTTCTCATTTTGCAAAGAAATATGTCAATGATTACTTGACACAGGACCTACCAATAAGATTAATCCGCTACAGAAATGGCTGGAACCTGGACAGCACTTTGCTGCCAGACCCTGGTCAGTACATAGCTTACGAACCACTAGCCATAGATGAATGGCCCTCAATCATCACCGTAACGACTGCCATGAATGGATTAGAGCGAATAGGCTTCGATGGTGCAGACCCTCTTTACAGGGTCTCCTACAGCATGAGAACGTACATTTGGGTCCGCGACGAAGGCAATGAGCCAACGACGGTAATGAGAGACAGACTAACCACTGTCGTTAGAAGCGCGCTTCTTGACTACCCCTGCCTAAAGGCCTACGACTCTAGAACCTCATTTAGGGCGATAATAGGCGAAAACAGCATTCGTGAAGAATATTCAGATATCTCTCTACTAAAAGGCGAGAGAATGATGGCTGGTGCATACATCTCCTACATCCTCGAAATAGACGAAGTTGTCACAAGAGAGCCTCTCGGAGTTGTGGATTCAATAGAAATAGAAACAGTTACCGCAGGAACTGCAGAAGAAATGCCGTCACTTGATAATTAGTTTTTATATTTTTAAAGTTCAATTCATAGTTGCACAGAATAATACATACCCCTCTGTACAATTGAAATCACAATCACAAACGGGATTCCCAATGCGAAACAGTGAGGTCCTATGCCTGGCGTAGTTATATCAACTTCAGTAAGAACCGGTCCTTCGACCACAACAGTACGCGAGTCGTCACAGTTGTTTGTCGTAGGCCTGACAGAGAGAGGCCCTTCAGACGAGCCTGTACTCATCCAAAACCTGGGAGAGTTCGAGGATACGTTTGGAGATTACCTAACCGGTACCTACACTCACTCAACCCTGGAAACATTTTTCGAAGAAGGCGGCACACGGGCTTACGTAGCCAGAGCCGTTGGAGCATCTGCAACCGTAGGAAGCCTTGTGCTTAACGACGGAGGAACCGCTGCTCTTACACTTACCGCAAACGGAGCGGGCGCATGGAGCGCGAATGTTGGTGTCGTAGTCACGGCCCCTACGGCAAGCACGTTTAAAATTGACATCTATTACTCTGGAGTACAGAAGTACTCAACAGGAACAGTGTCTACAACATCTCAGGCAGCGGGCAGAATAAATCTGAGCGCAATCGCCCAAAGATACGTAAACGCAACAGTTAACAGCACCAGCCTCGTCCCAGACGCTCTCGCTTTGACTTCTCTTAGTGCAGGCGACTCTTATCATAACCAAGTTGTCCAAGCTACTTATGAAACACAATTGGCACTCTTCAATGACGCCCTTGGTTCTGGTGCAGTAGTTTGCCCAGAAGACTTTTCTGATGCAATGTCAACTGCTCTGATTGAACATGCAAATGCAAACAGTAGAATTGCTCTCTTGTTCACAGGCGAGAATGCGGCTGTATCTGCAGTCAAGTCAACAGCACTTACGCTTCAAGCCGAAGACGGTGCAGAACACGCAGCCTTATACTACCCATGGGTAGAGGTTCCAACTGGAGTACCAGGAGTTACCAGATTTGTTCCGCCAGTAGGATATGTCGCTGGCAAGCGTGCGGTTGCTCACAACCAAACAGGGCCACATCTTCCTGCAGCAGGTCTTATCTCGGCAGCATCATTTGTAGTCGGCCTGAAGGCTGACATAAACAAAACAATTGGTGATGACCTTGATGCCAACTACGTCAACCCAATCAGAATCATTCAAAACACAATTAGAATCTACGGTGCACGTTCACTGTCATCTGACGTTGATAACTTCCGCTATATTACTCAGCAAGACGTTGTAAATACAATTGTTACAGAGTGCTACCGCTCTATCGAAGATGTTGTGTTTAGCTCCATCGACGGCAGAAACACTATTTTCGCCAACATTGAGTCACGATTGATATCGATTTTGTCGGTCATGCGTAATCTCGGAGCTCTTTACCCAGCTTTTGACGCAAACGGTCGTCAGCTTGATGACGGTTATGTTGTGAAGTGCGATACTTCGCTCAACTCAACATTGCAGTTGTCTGAAGGCTTGGTCAAAGCAAAAGTTGGCGTTCGTGTCAGCAGCGTCGGTGACAGAATCGAAATCGATATTGTCAAGTCAAACCTAACCTCAACAGTAGTTTAAACAAAGGAAATTCCTCATGTCAAAAGTAGCTCAAAGACAAGTACTAGCAACAATAGTTCCAAGCACTTTCAGCGACAACGCCAAACAGCAAACCAACGTGCAGGCCAACCTGCCTAAGTGGAACGGATTCCGCTTTGCTCAGGTTTCAGGTGGCGAGATAACAGCATCTGTAGAGAAAATCTACGAAGGCGGAAAGTCTAGACCAACAGTCCTATGTGCCCCTTCGGAGATAGGTGACATCACGCTGACTGCTCACTATGACGATGATATGAATACCTCACTCACTGAAGCTGGTATCGGCCGTAAACTCAAGGACTTGCGTCGATACGTCGGAACAGCTTACTTTAACCTTACAGTATCTGTTTACGACTGCGACATCAAGGACCCAACCAATGACCGTATTTACACAAATGCGCTTCTTGTTGGAATGACTGAGCCAGAAGGTGACTCGTCATCTGGAGCTCCAGCCACCTTCGCATTGACCTTCGCAATCTCAGACGTAGACGCCGCCTAAATACGCTAGTTGCAACGCCAGGCAATATGTCTGTGCTAGCTTCTCAGCATGAGCGATAATCCACTGTACACAACCGAAGACTCCGACGACGTTAAGAGCAGCAAAAAGGCTGGTCAGCGTGATGGACTTACTTCTTCTATAAAAGAAGAGACACAACTTGACCGCTTGCGTTCTGTTGTCAAAAAGAAAGTTGAACGCCCTGTTGTTCATATTCCTGTCACGGAACGTGATGGTGTGAGCATTAAGGTCAGCCCAAACATTACCCAGTCACAGATGAAAAACTGGAGAAAATCTGCTGGCGAAGACTCACGAAACGGTCTTGATGCCACTAAATTTGCCTGCCTAGTTATTGGTAATACAACCATCGGCATCTGTATGGATGATGAGGAAATCTATGACGAGAGTGGCAATAATCTTAACTTTGCTCACCCATTAGTTTTGGAAATGACCGATACTACTCGTCCGGTTCCAGATGCCGTTCGTGCCATGTTTGGTGTTGACCCTCACATCGAATCAGCCGCTTTGGCAATCTTGGACGCCGCTGGATATTCAGATACTGTTGCCGCGGTGGACCCTACGAAGGAATCTTCGACGAACTAGTTGAAGATTCCATAGTCATCTCCGCAGCAAGACTTGGAGAACTTTTCCACGTTAATCCGTTGGAACTCATGAACTTTGACGATAATGACTGGTTGGTCCTTCTCGCCTGTGCTAAAGTAATAAGTAACGACCGCGAAGAGCAAGAGCGCAAGTCGAAGACTTAGGGATACTGCTCCCATAGCTTGACCGCCTTAGACTCACGTGATGTAAAAATCACTCTGGGCAGGCTATATGGCAGACGAAAATATTAATGTAAAAATTAAATTTGATGCCCAAACTGGTGAAATTCGCCGTGCGATTGCAGAAATTGCAGTTTTACACAAAAGACTAGACAAGCTTTCTAGCGGTAGAACAGACAAGTTTGCCAACAGCACAAACAAAAGCCTAAACAGCATGACCAGTGGCTGGAAGAGAAGTTTTGACGCCATAGACAAAGGCGCAAAGATGGCAGGCAAAGGCCTGACCAAGTTCTTGGGAATGTCAGTTAAGGGTGTTGTTGTCGAAATGGCAATACTTGGCGCAACAATGATTGGCATCCATGCATTATTTGCTGCAGGACAATTTCTGGTCAAAGCCTATAGGGGAGCCATGCAGATGCTTGCGTCAGGTGCGGCGGGGGTGGTTGTTGCAATATCTGCAGCCTCGGCAGCCATACGAGAACAACAAGCAGCAATATATGCCTACAGGGGCAAGGGTGCTCCAGCTTTTGGGTCAGCGATGAATCAGACCCGCATGGCGATGAGAAACCTGCAATCCGATGCCGCTCTGTCGAGCCTTGGCGTAGAAGCACTCAATAAGGCATATGGAAATATGTCAAAATCAATGAATACCAGCCAAATTAATCAAAGTGGTGGTGCAATCAAGGCTTTGATGGACTTTGGTTCAGCAGGTCAAGACCCAGCCAAGGGGCTTGAGCAAGTATCTGTAGTTATAGCCGCACTTTCTGATAAAAAGAAAAACATCAGTGACGTCATAACTGAGGCAAAAAAACTAGGTCCAGAGATGGAATCGGCTTTAAAAAAGGCGAACGTTAAGACAAAGAAACAATTTCAAGAACTCCTGATGTCTGGAGACCTTGCTAAAAAGGGTGGCGTCTCCGGTCAGTTTGACGCAGTGAACAATACTTTGATTAGTCAAATGAAAGGCTACTTTACCCGTTTACGTGGCGAATTCGCGGACTTTGGCGACATGTTTCTTGAGCCGCTAAAAACTGCATTTGCTCGCGTGTTTGACAAAGTCAGAACCGACTTAGCGCGCGTATTTGCTGCAATCCAGTACAGCTTTGGAGCAGAGGAAGGAATAAATAACTTTGCAAGCGCTATAGAAAAAGCATCTGGCTGGCTAGTGAAAATGATTCGCGAATACCTTCCTACTGCTGTTGGCATGTTCGACAGAATCGGTGACTGGTATACAAAATTCAAGCGTGGTTGGAATCTTGTTCTAGATGCGACACGTCCACTTATCGACGGAGCAAAGGTTCTATATAAGGCCATGGACCCGATATGGGATTCCATCAAGGGAGGCGCTCAAAACCTTACGCTTTTCAAGGACCTCCTGGAAGAAAATAGTTTTTTTGTTGAAGAGTTCGGTCAACGCATAGCCGACATCATCGACACCCTTTCTGAATACTTTATGGGCCTAAAGAAAAACTTTGCCCAAATGGCTCCATTTATAAATGACCTTTTAGCAGGCCTTAATCAGGTATTAAAAGTGCTTACGAAAGTAATGACCGTTGGAGCCGGAAGCGGTCTTGGGGCAGCGCTTGCCCCACTAATGGGTGCTGCTGTTTTGGGACGAGGATTGGCCGGAGTCAAGGGGCGCTTAATGCCCAAGTCCGGAACCCATACACAAACCATGAACGTAACGGCCAACAGTGTAAATATCGGCAATGCTGGTCCAGTCGGTTCCGGTCGCCTTTCTTCTGGCGCAACGTCAGCAGGAGGTAGTGGTGCTCCTGGTAGTTCTGGTACGTCCGTTTATCCGTCGTCAAGAATAGGAGGCGGAGCGTATCGCGAAATGAGAGATGACCCATCTCGTAGATTTTCCCAAAATATTAAAGACGGATATCGCATGGGGTTTCGCTCAAGTGGTTCAACCCAAAGACACACAGAAAGATTTACCAAGAGGCAGCAAATAGGACGAGGAGCTGGATATGCGGCATTTGGGCAACCCAAAGACCCGTATGCATCCCCGACCATTATGGGTCGTGATGGAAAACCTCAACCAAACCCTCAGTACAATCTTGCACAGTCTGCTCGTTTTCGAGCCGAACAGTCACTAAATGGTCGCTCTAGAGACGAGTTGCATCAAATTGCGACAGGCAAAGGCATTACTGGCATAACTAAAGAATCTACAAGAGAAGAAATAAATCGCCAAATACTTGCAAAAAAGGGCTCAGTTGCAGAATTCAAAAACGACCCTCGCCCTGTCGGAATCGGAACAGGCGTTTCAAACGACCTTAGACGTGCAGCAAACAAAACCAGGTCAGGCATAGATAGGGGAGTTGGTGTCGCTAGAGGCGGAATGGCTTACCTCAACTCTGGTGCGTACGACAGCGAAAAAGGTGAGTTCAGAGATGTAAAAGCACAGCGCGACGCACTAAAGAACAGAAGATTTGGCGTGAAAGGCGACGACGGAATAAGAAAAGGAGGAACTGACTCGCAAGGGGGCCTGAGAAAACTTTCGGGAAGATTAAATTACGCCCGCGATATGAACAGAATTACGCGTAACGACAGTAAATTCGGAGCAGGCACAAAGAAGTTCAACAACAGTATGGGTGGTCGCGCCGGTGTAGGAATAGGACTTGGAATGGCAAGTCAGTATGCCCCAGAAGAAATGCGTGGAGCCATGGCTCTTGGAGCAACCGTTGCCACCATTAACCCAATGCTTGGACTTGGTGTTGCTGGAATAGGTGGAGCCATGAAGGCTCAGGGCACAATGAAGGGTGCGATATCTGGTGCTGCTGGTGGAGCCGCTCTAGGCGGAATGCTTGGGCCACAAGGCGCGGCTATTGGTGCTGGAATAGGTCTACTTGTCGGCGGAATAATGGGAGCCGTAAATAAAGGAAAGGCTCAACTTGCTGCAGCTAAAGCGACAGTCATGGAAAGCTTCGGGCGTCTTTATATGGAGACCACGAAAAGCGCAGGAGCAGCATTTCAGAAAAACTACGAAGCTTCCCAGAAAGGTCAAAGCCTGGCTGGAAAAGGTGCAACCATGCTTGGAGTTGGAGCAGGTTATGCAAAAACCCAAGCCGGTATTCGCAGCTCTATAAGTGGCGCAATAGCAGGTACCGGCGGAAGCTACATGTCGGGTGGGAGACAGGAATTCGAAGACCCCGTAGCCGCTCTTGAGGCGTACTACAAGACTGCAGAAGGAAAAAAGGTAAGCGCAGAAGACCAAAAGACACAGAAAAAAAAGGCGACTGGCACGCTGCGCACAATGCTAAAAGAAACTGACCCGGCTGTTCAGAAACAACTTGGGGAAATAGACAAACAAAACACCGCCAGAATAGATGCGTTATCTAGAGCTACTGGTAAAAGTGGTGCAGAACTAGAACAAATGGCTAAAAAGTTGGGTATAGACCTCTATAACCCAACCGTAAAGTACAACGAACTTCTAACAAAATTTACTGAAGGCATCATAAAAACCGGAGCAGCCCTGAATGATGCGTTAGTAGATACTTTTCTTACTGGAGCAAATCCCTTCAAGGAAACCAGAGAAGCAGGAGAAAAAAGCGCCGCTCTCAACCAGAACGTAGCCGGTTTAGGTGATGTCCTTCGTAAGAAGGGAACAAGCAAGGCGGATAAATCAAAAGCCATTGGCGCTTCCTTTGAGCAAATGATGCCGCAACTACTGGCAGTAAATGGTGGGGATGCGACAAAAGCCTATCTTGCCTATAACGAAATGTTTGGTCAAGGAGAAGAGGGGGGGGTTTTTGCAAAAGGCGGAGCCCTGGCAGGACAGGGAAAGACCGTCTTGGGGGATAAAGATGTTATAAAATCTCAAGGTTTGCTAAAAGAGGGAATGGTTGGCGAAGCTGCTACTCAAATAAGCGCAAGACTATCCAAGAAGAACATGACGGTCGACCAGGGAGCCCTGAAAGCAGCTCTCGCTAGTAAGAGTCCAAAAGAATTGGCAGCGATACTGGGCGATGTTTCGACGTTTGACGAGGCAATGGACCCAGAGCTTGCAAAGCGCGGCGTAGACACTAACAGACTAAGAAAAGGCTTAAAAGGCGAAACTGCAGCAGATTTAACATCAGGTCTTGAGAGCATCATCGGGCCCGGTGTAGCGATTACTGCTGAAGACCCAAAGAAGCTTGACGCAATAGCTACTGCGGCTACTGATTTTTCTACTTCTGCGACAGGTCTAGAAACTGCTATTAATACATTTAACACCAATATGGAAGGCTTCTTCAAGGCCCCTCTCGGCGAAATGCCGGGATGGTGGGAAAAGGGTCTGGTATTTGATGGCAAGACTCTTAAGCCGGCCAACGATACATCTACCCCTCGCGCGGGTGGCGTAGGAGACACTGCAACAAGCAAACTTTCTCAAACAATGGGCCGTCACGCTGCTATGAACGGTCAACTAACAGGAAAGAGAACAGTCACTTCTTCTCTCAGAGATTACGCACTTGGTTCAATAAACTCAGACCACGCAACTGGTTCTGCTTATGACCTCACAGGACAGAACCTAGGTCAGTACGCAAAGCTTGTTCACGCGAATGGAGGCTTTGCTGAGTTCCACGGTTCCATGGCTAATCGTCATCTCCACGTTGTTCCTGGTTCCGGCATGGGTGACACATCAACACCTTCACCAGTTTCTACATCATCTAGTTCCGGTGGTGGAACCAATAATTACTATACATTTGAAATAAATGGCAACAACGCTGCTCCTGAAGTAATTGCCAATATGGTCATGGCCAAGATTCAAGAAAAAGAACGTTCTGACAGGCAGAGAAGATAATGGCACTAAATAGCATTTCATACATAACTGTCGGCTATACCGAAACAGACAACGCAAGCGTTAGAAAAGGCTATCCAATAAAGCAGCTGTTTAAGCAAACAGTAAACACAAACACTCCAGTTTTCCCTGCTTCCTATACTCCTGTTTCTACTCAAAAATATTGGCTTCCCTTTCTAAGTGGTGCCCAGCAAGACTTTAACTTTATTGAGTACACGGTGGGTGATGAGTACGGGTGGAACGATGCCGACAACCTCCGAGCACCACAGATACCGTACTCAAACCCAAAAACAACAAAATACGACGACTTCGTAACTGGTCATAAGATTGTTTTTGCTAACAATATATACGTAGCAACGCAATACACGTTTGAGTGGGGTCTTACCAAGTTTAAAAGCAACACGAATCCTTACAAGCAATCACGAATTAAAAAATGGCGTAAATTTAATGACACCGATGATGACTGGTCTCAATACTGGTATCATCCTCTCCTTAAATTGTTTTTTCTCTTAGACTCCACAGATGCAATAGCGGAACTTCCTAATTTTGACGAAGCCTCACAGTCAAAATGGGATAATTTTGTTGGTGATTCAACTGATATGAATCTCGAAAACTTCGACTTAGCTCAAATTAGAGAATTGACATCTGGTGGAACTTCCAATGCGGCTGCAACGAGCCTGGTTGCTTCGCTGTCTACAAGAAATAACAATTTTGCATCTACTTATATTGTCAATACTGCAGTAAAAGCAAAAAGCGCAACAATTTCTGTTTTGTCACCTACACAAACTGTAAAAGCATCATCAAAACCTGAATCGCCAAAAATGATTCAACGCAGAGCAATATCTAATTCTACTGAAAAAACGGTCCTAGATGAGTACGAGTTCAACTTACGTCCCAACAATATCTCATACAGCAATATTGGAATTACATGGACGGAAATTGAACGTTTAAATAATTATGGATTGGTTGACTATAAAAACAATAAGCTTATGAAAATTTCATTTGAATTTGTTGTTGAAGCTCATTCAGGAGATAAATCAAGCATTTACGAATCATGCGAAGACAAACTCGCAAAACTTCAGAGAATGGCAAACACTCCAGAACTTGTAATATTTAGAAATTTTGACTCCCTGTTTAGCGGCAGCACTGCAGTCATAGAAGATAAAAGCTATAGGGAATGGGCGATTTTTGATATGTCAATCTCTTCTATTCAAAGAACTCCCCTTACCTCCGTATCGGATGGGGGGAGCATAAGTCGCGCTACCGTAAATATGACAATTCAAGAAGTGCGTCTCAGCCCTGACAATGTCATTTTTATGCCAAAACTTCGTAAGGTTCCGAACGTACCGAACGCCCCAGGAGGAACTCCCGACCCAGAACTGTGTACCGAACTAGCAACAGACTCTTCAGAGACAGCTCGCTCGGGCGGAATTAAACTCAGTCCATGTTGGTACAAGAACCGAGGAATGGCCGTTCCTGCGGAGTAATTAGATTATGGCTAAATTATTTTTACCATCCAGCGTAGATAGTTTCGGAAGACCTGTAGGCAGTTCTGTCAGGTCTAACTTTCGAGGACCTTTTGAAAGAAAGTTACTCATATCTTCCCTGCCTGACAATTTGGTGTCAGACATTTCTGACAAAGTAACCGCGTTCTCGGTTAGTTACTCAATAAGTCAAGCTTCTGAAATATCGTTTGATGTTGTAGATGTTGATTTAGAGATGGCAAGAAATAACTATTTCATACTTGGAAGAGATATAATCTACGAAACACAAACTCTGGGAAGAGTCAACTCGTTTACTGGTGAAGTAAGACAAGTTAGACAGCTCTTCGAGATAGCTCAGGTCACCTCAGCACAAGGGCCGGGCGGAAGTGCCATATATAGTGTTCAGTGCTATTCAAAAGCTGTTCAGCAAATGAAGAGAGACAAGACTCCAGCAACAATCAAAGGCAATGGCAGTCAATATGTTAAAAATGCTGCAAAAAAATATGGCCTTGATTTCTACTGCGAAGAATCATCTAAAGCAAAAAATATTACTAAAGCAAAAGGGTCAAAACAGTCGGAATCCGTTTGGGACGTTTTGGACAGGTTGGCAAAAGATGCAAAATTTGTTTTATTCGAAGTAGATGGGGTTTTAGTATTTGCTTCGGAAACGTTTTTGCTTCACAAATGGGGAACAAATATAAGATACATAGACAGAAAAGTAATCGACAAGAAAACCAAGAAAAAGTCTATAAAAAAACTGGCCAGAAGATTCATCCCCCTGCAGTGGCCAAACAGTGGTCCCCAGTACAACGGAACTTCTGGTTTCTTTCGTCTTATCGAAAGACCTACGATTACAAAGTCCGCAAACGACCCTTACGCCGGAAATGGAAGCTGTTTGGTTGAAAGGTTTAACGGCGTACAGATTCGGCCAGGAATGACTGCCTATGTTGGTTATGTTCCCAATTCATCCGGTTACTACTTGGTGGAATCCGTATCATTCAAAGAAATGACGCCAGACCCTGTTGCTGTTGGTTTCAGAACACTGACTCGTGACGAAGAAAAAGAAGCAATAAGGCTCTTGCCTTTAGGTCAGACGTATCAACAAACATTTACGAGGAATGCTCCTTTACGAACAACAAAAGAAGCAGCTCGTAACGAGCTAGGAAAGCCAATAGTAAACCCCTCCAAGGATAAAAGAATTACTGGGAACAATTTTCCGACACAAGAGGACCCACTTCGTTATCCAGACATGGAGTACGCAAACATTTCCCGCACGTATGCATCTACTTATGGAAAAATACCTAAGAGCACGAACAACAGAAACTCAGTAATACTAACCGGGAACATAGACCTATGGAATAGGCCTATTGTTCTTTCCGTAAGCAACGGAAAAACGGTCGGATATCACACTCTTTTTAGCGTTGAATACGTTTATGCAGAGGGTTCTTCCTTTAAGGCAGCAGTTCTACCAACCGTATTCACAGAAGACGGCGTAGCTGTAATAAAGACATATGACGAAGTTGTAGCAAAATATTTAGCCGATGGCGGATACTCTGGGTCAGCTAAATATTTAGCCATCATTGAAGGCGGGTCTCGACAAGACGCAGTACTTAATGGGCGAGATTATGGCCTGCTTCTATCTATACAGCAGTCTGGCGTGATTGAAGAACGTTTCCCTGGCATTAGTTTTAAGAACTTTGTCAATACTCCAGGGGGTGTAGATAGTGAATGGTAATACACGATTTTTAATTAAACTTGGCATAGTAAGGTAACGGCCATGGCAGAAATTATTGACAGAGTAAAATCGTCATCCCATCCGCTTGCCCCAGGTCGAATCTATTCAGGCTTGATAAAAATGGTTGATTCGCGCGGTGCCGTAACTGTATATATCCAAGAACTGGCGTCTTCTTACGAAAAAGTCGTCCCTCTTAACACAAACAGTAACTCGATTCTGGCTGTTGGAGACGTGGTTAAATGCACGTTTTCTAACGAGTTCTTCACCGAACTTATCGTTTTAGGCTTGGCAAACATTAAAGAAGCGGCGCAAGCAGGGGTGGCCATATCCGATACTGCTCCTTCAACTCCATCCTCAGGAGATTTATGGTTCGACTCAAGTACGAGTACGACTTTTATTTACTACGACTCGTCATGGATTGAAATTGGACCACAACCACTAAGTATTGTTGGACCGAGTGGGCCATCCGGTCCTGCCGGTGGACCAACTGGACCTACGGGCGTCTCTGGTGTTAGTGGTGTCTCTGGAGTCAGTGGCGTTATAGGCGCTACTGGACCTACTGGACCTACCGGTTCAACAGGACCTACTGGACCCACTGGCGTCGGCGCAACTGGTGCAACTGGTGCAACTGGTGCAACTGGAGACTGGTCAACGGCACAAGAAGTTGTTTTATTTACGACTGGAAACCTAACTTCATCCAGCGTAGGTAAATTACTTTACAATACAGCCGCATGCACCCTTACTGTAAACAGTTCTACTGGATTCTCAGTCGGTCAACGAGTAGACCTTGCCCGTTTAAGTAGCGCCACCTTCACTGTTGCTCAAGGTTCTGGAGCGACGGTTAACGGAACGCCTGCCCTTACTCTTCGGGCGCAGTACTCAGCCGCTTCTATTATTTGCACAGCCAGCAACGTTTATCTCGTTGTAGGGGACCTTGGTTAATGCCGTCAACTATTGGCATTGTTTCTTCTGGCGCAGTAATAATTGCCCCTGCTTGGACTGACAATACCATCAGTTCAACAATGAATTTAACAATTGCTTATTCTGATGCAGTAACTGCGTCTGGCACCCCTCCACCAACATACTCGGTAACGTCTGGGTCTTTGCCGGCAGGCATTTCTCTTAACTCATCTACGGGTGCGTTAACAGGCACACCAACCTCTCCTTCTTCTTATTCTTTTACAATAACTGCAACGAATGCTGGTGGTTCAGTAAGTCAAGCCTTCTCAATAACAGTCGGCACTGGCATAACTGGAGGAAGTTCATTTATTGACAGCGGCGGTAGGCGCTACCATTTCATGACAGCAAACGGGAACTTAACGAGTGTTCGTAGTTCAGCCACTTCGGTCAATGTGCGCGTACATGCAGGGGGAGGGGCTGGGGGCTCCTCCGTTGGTGGCGGGGGTGGTGCCGGTGGATTGACAGCCGTTGACCAAACCCTTCCCGCTAGTGGTTCTCTTGTTGCGACAATAGGGGGAGGCGGAGCGCGTCAGACTTCTTACTTTGGCGGTCAAGGAGCAAACGGAGTAAATACTGTTGCAACCGTAAATGGTGGCACCTACACGGCAACAGGAGGCGGAGGCGGGGGCTATTATAATGCCAATGCTCCTACCACTGGCTCTTCTGGTGGTTCAGGTGGCGGTGGGTCTAGTGGTGTTAACTTGAATAACTTTTCGGCGGGAGGCTCGGCAACGCAAGGCAACGCTGGCGGCAGTGGTGCAAATCAAACAAACGGCTATTATCTTGCTGGTGGTGGCGGTGGGTTTATTGGAGCAGGAGGAAACGCGGTTTCTGGCGTGAATAGTGGAAACGGTGGCGCAGGAGTTTCTTTTTTGAGTACCTTTTATTGCGGTGGAGGAGGAGGCGGTGGCGACAACATTGCTGGAACCGGGGGAAGTGGCGTTGGCGGAAACGGAACTACCGGGAATACAACCGGGGTAAGTGCTGCTGCGAACACAGCAAGTGGTGGTGGTGGATGCAGGAATGCGTCAGGCGGAGTTGCTTCCGGCGCTGGAGGAAGCGGAATAGTGATTGTGAGTTACGCAATATAATGGCACACTGGGCAGAAATAGATGAAAACAATATAGTTCTACGCGTAACCGTAGGTGACAACAATGACCCCGACGAAGGTTACCAGTGGTTGATGGACAACCTTGGGGGAACATGGGTGCAAACTTCGTACAACAACAACTTCCGTAAACAGTTTGCGGGCATCGGATTTACGTATGACGAAGTGAGTGATGTTTTCATATCCCCTTCTCCGTTCCCTTCATGGTTACTAAGTGAATCATTTGACTGGGAGCCACCATTTCCCAGACCAGATGACGACAATTTCTATTTGTGGGATGAAGAAACATTGTCTTGGGTTAATCCTGTAGAAGCGCAACAAAGCCATGATGGTATGGGATAATTGAAAAATGGATTCTCTCGCTTTTCCAATAAAATTTGACAGTACTGGTATCAAAAAACACCAGGACGGAACAACTGACTACTACTCTCAGTTGCTGTCTATTTGCATGCTCACAGAGCCAGGAACCCACCCGATGACCCCTGGGTTCGGAGCTTTTGACCCTGTTTTTCAAGAGATAGACAAAAACGTGTTTATTCTTAACGCTGCTCAGTTCGTCCCAGAAATTACGATTACAGCTATGGATACAACAGGCGTCGAACAGTCCTCTGGGTTGGCCAAAATTTCAGTAGCTTTTGAAATAGCGGATTAAAGGACAGAACATGCCAGCAGATTTTAGTGAATACGTAGACCTATCAATATTTGACAAGGAACCTGGAGATATCTATAGAGACTCCATAGAGCTTGCTCGTCTTTCCTTGCCTGACTTCAATCTACGTCCGGGAACTCCTGAAGACGCGATGTTTCAGGCTGCTGCATACGTCAGTGCGCTAAACATAAACGCAATCAACAGACTACCAGACAGGCTCATGGCGGGCATTGTTCAAATTCTCGGCTACCAGCGTCAAGAAGCCATTCCCGCAGAAGTAGACGTTGAGGTAACCATAGGTTCTTACGAAGGTGGAAACATTCCTGCTGGAACCGTATTTGTTTACGATTCTACGTTTGAAGACGAATCTGAACAGTACGCATTTCAGACAATATCTGCCACAACGGTTCCTGCAGTTGCAGAGGGCGTAACCACCTATCCGTCGGCAGTAGTAACGGTCCGTTCACTAGAACCCGGAATTATTCCTCCATTAGTGGCAGGAATAGAATTAAGCATAATATCTTCTGGAACAAACATTATTGCAGCCGAGATTGCAACTACAGCAAACTTTGCAAATGGTTTAAATGACGACACCGATGCAGACTATCTATCAAAAGCTTCTACGTATCTTCGTTCACTCAGTTCAGTCCTGGTAACCCCTTCTCAAGTTGACGCCTACCTACTAACAAACTACCCAGCTATTGTATCTAGGGCAAAAACACTGGACTTAACCTACGGGGATGACAGCACCGATGCAGACAAAAATCAAAACCTGACGGTATATCGTCCGGCTGGAGTAATTAAAACTTTTGCAGATGGAACTCTTGCAACGATAGAAACAGAAGCACCTCATCTTTACGTAGTTGGCGATGTTGTCGACTTAGATGTGTTTAACTCATCAGTAAGTGCAACTTTTAATGGCGAATACACAATTACTGGTAGAAGCGACACGACTTTTAGTTTTGCAAAAATAGCAAACTCGGCAAGCACTGTAGTTACAGGTTCAGCATATGCTGGTCAAGATGTGACTGGTTACGTAGCCGTTGTTGCATACGGAAACGGTAGTGAACTAAGCGATATTGAAAAAGGAAACTTAGCTACCGCTCTAAGGGAAAGGTCTATAGGTGGATTGGTTTTAGACGTTATTGACCCAGCATTCGCAACACTAGAAATTACTGGCTCGATAAAACTTAACGAAGAATACGAGCAAGCAGCCCTCATAGAAACGATAGAGGACATTATTGTAGACTATTTAAGTCCACAGTCTTTTTCTTTAAGTTCAGATAGAATAAGACAAACTCAAGTAATTGCCTTGATTAGCAATATTCCTGGCGTTGTTTACGTTGAGTCCTTAACCCTGACCCCGACTGGCACTCAGTGGCTTCCAAAGTATGGAACGGACCTTTTGTTTAGATACAAAAACGCTCTTCCTCTTTTGTCTCTTGATGATATTGATATTACATATGCGTCAATCAACGTTGGAACGTAGCAATGGCCAGCACTTTTAATCTTTTACCAGACAACAACGCACTATTGGTATTCTCCTCACAGCAGGGTGAGTACGTAGGTATATCTTCTCTTTCTTACGACTGGACCGCGTCAAACGCAACTCTTTTTATAACAAGCTCAGAAGCGGTTGTCAATACTAGATACGTTATGCAGTTGGCACCGAGTACTTCGAACGACGTTGTTTTAACTTTAAATAACATTCCTCTTACTCTTTCAGACAATGGACGAGCCATCTCGGCAAATATAAAAATGAAGGCCAACTCCCCGATTAGTATCTCTTCTCTTCTTTATATAGATTCTGCTTCTGCTTCATACGACCCTAACGTTCAGTCCATAAATAGTGGTAAATATTCAGCAATTCATACAAATCAGGCTTCTGTTCCTGACGACGGAAATGCGCACACTGCAACAATGAAGTTTACGATTTCAGGCCAGGGTAGCGCAAACATTTATGCAACACTTCCTCACCTCATACATGAGTTAGGTTTTTATAAAAATCGTTTTGTTGGCCGAGCAAGAACGTTCTTGCCGGATTTTTACTTTGAAGTTGACTCTTCTCAGTTATATCCATCTTTTCCTTTTTTCAGACTTTTAGACATCCTTACCTCGGCAGCTGGGGAAACGTTAGATGAGCACGACAGGATGTACGGGGTTGAACAACAACAACTTCAATCTCCTTCACAGGTAGCTGAATATTGGGCGTCTAGTTCGCTTGTCTCGACTCGCTCTGTGCGCACCGACTACATACCGTGGCTGTCTCAGTTTAATGGTTCGTTAATAAAACAAAATATTTCAAAAACTGACGGAACACTGTTTTTTGACAATCCCAGAATCAAAAGAGATTTTCTTGAATGGCAATTAAGTACTTCGCATTACGGAGCGGCTGCAGGAAGCAGGAATGCCATTCTAGAAGCAGCGCGACAGGTTCTGATAAAGACAAAAGACGGAAACCCTAGCACTTTGTCGGTAGCAGTATTGCCGAGATATCTAGGCGACCCCTTTGCAATCCGAGTTGCAACCCTTGCCAACGAGACGCCGGACGCCGAAGAAGGAGAAGTCAGCTCGCTGGTGACCCAATCGGTTAACTGGGCAAAACCAATGGGCTATTCAATAACTGTGCAAACGTTTGACGAATTTTTCTTTTCGTTTGACGACCCAACGTTGGGTGCACTAGACAATTTCAGGTTTGGTTAAAATGATACACTCATCTATGAGCAATTTAGGAGAAAAATAATGGCTGGCGCAGGAGTAAAACTTTTTTTATCTGGCGAAATAGCTTATGCGGCAGATATAAATCAATATTTAATGGACCAGTCCGTTTCTCTTTTTCTCAACGAAGCAGCACGAAATAGTGCATTCGGAAACGGAATACCGATAACCCAGGCGGGCGGTGATGGAAAGCCCCTGCTGACTGCTGGAAGAATTTGCTTCCTACTGGAAGCTGCAGGTAGCACGGTCGGAAACCCTATTCGAACTATTCAATATTACGACGGTTCAACGTGGGTCGACTCGGGACAGTTCACTGTCCCTGATGGTGCAGTAACGTCGGCCAAACTAAACGCTGGAGTAGCCGGAAGCGGCCTGTCAGGTGGTGCCGGAACTGCACTTGCAGTCAATGTTGATGATTCAACGATTGAAATCAACTCAGACACACTGAGACTTAAAGATGCAGGAATAACATCAGCAAAACTTGCTTCGGCAGTAGCCGGAAGCGGCTTGTCTGGTGGTGCTGGAACTGCGCTTGCGGTCAACGTTGATGGCTCAACTATTGAAATCAACTCAGACACACTGAGAGTTAAAGACTTAGGAATTACGTCAGGAAAACTTGATAACAATCTTACTCTTGCAGGAAATGTTACTGGAAACCCTGCCGCTGGAACAGTCTCAACTGGCACTAGCGGTTTTGGCTATATGGGGCTACCACAAAACGCCACCACGACAGGTGCTTATCGTCTAGTTGCGGCCGATGCTGGAAAACACATCTACTCAACAGCAACTCGCACAATAACCATTCCTGGAAATGCTACTGGTAATACACCTCAAGTTGCTTTTCCAGTTGGGACAACAATCGTTTTTGTTGCTGGTTCTGGCGCAACATTAACTTTATCAATGGATGGAACAACAACAGACACATGTTTACTTGCAGGTCCTGGAACAAGCATGACTGGTGGTACAGGCTCAAGAACTCTTGCGGCATTTGGCATGGCAACTCTATTAAAGATAACCGCAACATCGTGGATAATCAGCGGTAACGGACTTACATAATGACTGGTGTAATTGGAGGAATGATTGGGGGCATGGTTACTGTCCCAAGTGAACCGACTGGTCTTAGTGCAACTTCAAATGTAAGCACACAATCTGTTCTTACATGGACTGTTCCAGCCAGAAATGGTGGTTCCCCAATTAAAGATTATGTTGTTCAGTATTCAACTTCGGCAACATTCGCTTCTGCCGTTACTACATTTACTGACGGTGTTAATGCCTCAACAGGGGCAACCGTAACTGGTTTAACTAACGGAACCACTTATTACTTCCGAGTGGCGGCAGTCAATAGTGTTGGAACTGGTTTATACTCGGGAACTGCTAATGCCACACCTTCCACTGTTCCAGGTACGCCGACCAATGTTCAAGGAACACCAAATGGAGTTACATCATCAACTGTTACATGGACTGCTCCGGCCGCTGCAAACACTGGACCAAACTTTACTGACATAACTGGTTATAAGGTTGAGTACGCTCTATCGCCTTATTCAAGTTATACAGAGTTCACTGCGGACACAGGAAATGCCAATACCTCAATATCTGTAACTGGATTAACTAACGGAGAGTCTTATAGGTTTAAAGTTACGGCAAGGAACATACCAAATGGTTTAGGCACTACATCAGCACCATCTGCAGTTGTAGTTACGAACATCGTTCCTGCCGCACCAACGATAGGAACCATGACCCGTGGTACGGCTGCTAGCACTACGGATACGTTGGCTTGGACCGCGCCCACCGCAAATGGTGGAAGTGCGATTACTGGGTACGTCTATCAGACAACAACTAACGATGGTTCCACTTTTGCAACTGCAGTAGCAACAACCAACGGCCTTACTACTTCTCAACCTTTCAACCCCGGCTACACGACAACCGTAACAAAAGTAAGAGTAGCAGCAGTTAACAGTCTTAACATTCCTGGTCCATACAGCGAAATCTCCGCGGTTGGGTATGGTGGTTGGGCGTTGGGTGCAGCATCCGACAACACTGCCTCGTGTCCTTCGGTTTCATGTTCTTGTGCGGCATGTGATTGCGGCTCAAGTACTGGTACAAATAGCACTCAAACAAAAACCAGAGACTGCTATACCTGGACAAGAAGTGGTAATGATGCGTCAACTATTTACGACTCAAATGGAACAACCGCCTGCACCTCTGCTTATTCTGCATGTTCTGGCGGAAGTTGCGTAAGTTGCTCGGCTTGCAGCACAAGAACAGGCAGAGAGGGCGACTTCAGCGAAGGTGGCGTAGACTATACGTACGCAGGACCTGCTGGTTACTACTATACAGTATCCTCCTCAGGCTGTGCACTTTCTTGCATACAGTTCAACAACTACTCTGTGACTACTTGCCTGGGTGTTCAGACAATAGCGTTAACATCGGCTAGTGGTTGTATATATTATGATGGCAGCCCTTGTTAATTTTTTTAAGGAGAATTTATGGATAATGTAATTATGAAATTTTTAATTGTGGAAACAGACGGTGAAGCCGTACTTAAATTTCCTTTTCCTTCGCTTGCTGATGGCCTTAGGTTTGAAATGCTGGAAGCAGTTCTTGCATCTAACCCAGTTCTTCGTTTAGTTGATGACGCCCAAATTGGCGACATCTGGGATGGACAGAACTTCGTACCTCCTGTAGAGTAATCACATGGAAACTCCTACCGTATTCGCTAGTCAGTCGAAGTTTGCATAATGCCATTTCTTGGTGGAAGAGGTCAGGCTTCTAGGGGCTATTTTGGTGCAGCAACAACACCTGGCGCACCAACTTCTGTTGTCTCCACAAAAGGTAACGGAGAGATATCTGTAGCGTTTACTGCTCCCAGTTTTGATGGTGGACTTCCAATCACTACTTATCAGTACGCTCTTTCCACAGACTCGTACGCCACGTTTACAACTCGTTCAGCTGGAACAACTGCTTCACCCCTAGTCATAACAGGTTTGACAAATGGAACTTCTTACGGAATAAAAATAAGAGCAGTCAACTCATTGGGTGGTGGAGCTGCATCAGACGCTGCAACGGCAGTAATCCCTTCCACTGTTCCAAATGCGCCGACTATTACAAGTTCTCCATCGCATGTTAATGGACAAGTAACTGTTACGTGGAATGCTCTAACAGGTACTGATACCGGAGGCGCAGCAATACTTAGTTACACGCTCCAGCATTCGTCTTCTTCAACGTTTGCAAACAATGTTGTGACAGTAACTGGCATAGCATCAAATAGCCATACTGTGAGTGGTCTAACAAACGGTGATATTCGTTACTTTAAAGTACTGGGAGTAAACTCAAACGGGGATGGTGCATACTCAGCAACCGCTAATGCTACACCTTCCACTGTTCCTAGTGCGCCTGCGACCCCAACCGTCAATGCACTAGACGCCGGAGACACTATTACGTGGAGCGCTTTAACCGGTGCTGCTACCGGTGGTCGTGCGATTACGGGGTATTACTACAAGGTAAGCACCAACAACGGAGCATACAGTGGTGAAACGTTTGTTGCTGCCGGCTCAACGCTTTCTTACGCTACATCAAACCAATACAGTGCAGGTACTAAAAAAATTCAAGTACGAGCAGAGAACGCAAACGGAACCAGCGGTTTCAGTACCGTTTCAGCCAACACGGTGGCGTGGGCTCAAACTAGCCAGGTTCAGCAGAACCCTACCGCGTGTCCTGCTCCAACCTGTGCGGCTTGTCCTGCTCCAACCTGTGCGGCTTGTAATAATGCTCCAGCCTCTTGCGAGGCGTGCTCTTGTGACTGCGGCACCGCTTCAAGAACAGCCTCGTCGGGAACAAGAGGAGCATCCACTATTGGAACAAGAGGAGCACCAACTCTTGGAACAAGTACTAGAACTTGCTACAGGTGGGAAAGACCTGCAGCCGGAAGCACTGCATCTGGTTATGTCTATGCTGAAAACAGCACTTCTGCTTGTGGTGACTACTCCGTATGTACCGCTTCAACCTGTGGCAATTGTTCGGCTGGAACATGTGGTGACTGTTCGGCTGGGTCTTGCTCGGCTTGCTCGACTTGCAGCGGCACAAGAACAAACAAGACCGGCGACTTCAGCGAAGGCGGAATAGATTACACCTACACTGGCACCCCTGGTTCGTACTATGCGTTCCCTAACCCAACCTGTGGCGCTTGCGGTTTCAGCAATGCTTTCTACTCTGTTACGGTGTGTCTTGGAACAAACTCAATCGCACTTACTTCCAGTGAGCCTTGTGCTGATGTATTTGGAAACCCTTGTTAATTTCTTTAAGGAGAATTTATGGATAATGTAATACTAAAATTTTTAGTTGTTGAAGTGGACGGTGAAGCCGTGCTTAAATACCCATTTCCCATTTTTGCAGATGGCGAAAATCTTGAAATGATGGAAGCAATTCTTTCATCTAACCCAGTTCTCCATATTGTTGAATCTGTTGAAATTGGGGATACTTGGGATGGGCAGAACTTCATATCTCCTGTAGAGTAACCACATGGAAACACCTTGGCAAAAATGGAAGCGCGAAAACGCTGAAAGACAACAATCTGGCAAAGTATCCCCTTTGGACTTTGCTAACCCCAATACGGAATACGCAGCAGAAGACGTAGCGGATGCGCGCTATGAGATATGCAAAGAATGCCCTCATTTTTTAGCAATAACAAAACAGTGTGTTAAGTGTGGATGCTTCATGCACTTAAAGACAAAACTGGCTCACGCTGAGTGCCCTGTAAATAAGTGGTAATTTAAAGACTACGAAAGTTCGTAGAAGCCTTTACCCCAAAGCGTCAGCAAACGGTTGAAGTATTTTTCATACAGAAGAGCGTTGGTATCTAGACCAAAACGGTTAACTGCGTATTCCCTGATGGCTTTACGGTCAAGTTTTGGGGCTTCTTGCGCGGCGTCAATAAACTGCTGCAAGGTACGACATCTAAAACCGTTAACCCCCTGAATCACATTTTCAGGGAAAGCGCCCCAATCTGTAGTGATTACCGGCGTCCCACATGCCATGGCTTCAGCTACGACTAATCCAAATGGCTCGGTGTAAATAGTTGGGACAAATGATGCAATTGCGCCCCCCATTAGCTTGGCTCGTTCCTCTGTGCCAACAACCCCTACGTACTCGCCGTAATCGGGCACAGTTCCCTGTCCAGCGACCACCAGACGCTTTCCTAGGTGTCTACAGACGTCTACGGCCACCTGATAGCCCTTTCGGTCAATAAGGCGTCCTATGAAGAGGTAATAGTCATCAGGCGTCTCCCTGAATGGGAAGTCCCTTATGTCAACATGGCCAGGGATTACATCGTCATAAAACTGACCGTCTACGTCATTGGGGTTGCCGGCCGCAGCTCCGTAGCAAACATGCATCCAGGCATAGGACTCAAATACCTTGTACTTCGCGAAAGTTCCTCCGTACCCAACTTCAAACTCCACGGTCATGTTTTGAGGGAAAGCATCAGCAATCACTTTGTGCGCCCGTCCACCGATTACACAAATGAAGTCTTTGGGCTGGATTCGCTTAGCCATCTCCTCGATAGCCGTGTTGTTGAACTTCACCCAGTGAGGCAGGGCGTAGTCAAAAGACGCAAGGGAATAATGCTTGCCCTCTAGGGAGTCAAGGCGCTCCTGCTCGGAAATGCACATGATGTTCTCATCACAGGGTGCGTCAGTAAATTCCCCGCCATAGAGGTAAACCTCATGGTTGAGGGATTTCATCATTATTGCAAATTTACGAACATTCTCAGTAAAAGCGCAAGCCGTGAAATCTAAGGTCGTATTAGCGTGTGGTAAACCAACTACGTGGAAGCGCAAGTTTTTCCCCATTCTCTTGTTTTTGTTTTGGCATTGTCATCATACTTTATTTCTTGCATAACGCTCACGCCCCAACCGACAGATGCTTTCCAAACCCAGCACTCCTCACGAGAGCCGATATCTACTTTGTCCCAAAATCTATCAGCAGTTTTTGTCATGCCGAAAATACTAGCAGTAGTGTTATTTAAACTGCGTCAACGACTCTATAACCGTAAATGCTGCTGAGCCGGTTTTGATTAAAGTGACCGTATATAAATCAATACTTGAGGCGTTTCCTGCTGAAGGAACTATGCCGAATTGCCATTTTGGCGTTACCGCATTGCCGTCAATCGTAAAACCAGTTTGACGATACGGCGTCACTCCTGTCGTGGCCATGAACACGATGGTCATTGATTGACCCGTACTCATGACGGTATTCAAGGAAGTTGAGTTGTCGCCCCTGATGTTTAAAGTCCAGTTCGCCGTAGCGGCATCCGAGTAGTACAACAACGCCTGTGTCTTGACATCAAAATGAACCGTCCCTGTTGCTGCCGTAGCCGTGTTGGTTATCACTTCAAGAGGGGAAGTTAAAACAATATTTGTAGTGGTTGCAGGTCCGCTTACGCCCGAAACACCGCTTACGCCCGAAACACCGCTCACTCCCGAAACGCCCGATACTCCACTTACGCCCGAAACCCCCGACACGCCGCTTACGCCACTGACCCCAGAAGGTCCACTTACGCCACTAACTCCCGATACGCCAGAAGCGCCTTGTGGGCCAGAAACTGTGGAGGCGATACCACTTACGCCCGAAACACCTTGAGGTCCTGTCGGTCCCGTTGGTCCAACGACACCCAAAGAGTCGACATTGAGCGCCCATTTACCGTCCGTGTATGTCCACGTTTTTCCGTTTACGGTGTGGTTAGCACCGGGCGAGGGTGAGTTGGGAAAATCAATAGCCATGCTTGCAATTATACCCTGAACCAGTTAAGGGGAATCACATGAAATACAATGAGAAAACGCCGGAATTGCCGTTCTTGTTTAGGATTATTCCTCTGATGGTTTTTCTTCGTTAACAATATCTGGCATATTACCCTGGTCCAGCCATTCTCTATATTCCGCATCAAGCCAACCCACCTCTGAACCACCTTCTTTTGTTACCTTTTGAATTCCACCACTAGTTATTATTTTAAACAAACTCATTATGCCAACCAGTAGAAAGTTACATAGGTTACTTCGGTGTGGACGCCGTTGCCGAGATACCCTGTGAGTCCTATTTGATAAGGGGTCTGGACTCCACTCCAGTCTCCATAACGCACTTCTGTAATTGTTACGGTGTTATTAACGCCAGTAGTGGGGTGAACATTTATGAGGTTGTAGACACTGCACCCTGAAGGCATGTTTACTAGATGTAATTGGTTTGAGGTGTTAAAGGGAACAGTAACAGCAGCAGAACGAACAATGTTTCCCGCGTTTCCTCCTTGCGAATAATTGGTAGAAGAAATAGAAGTAGAGGAAAGAGTCGGAGCGACTACGGTTCCGGTAAAAGTTGGGTTATTCATGTTTACAGTGCCAGTTGGTCCAGTTGCTCCGGTTGGTCCAGTTGTACCACTAACACCACTAACTCCACTTACGCCACTAACTCCAGAAACTCCACTAACCCCAGATACTCCACTTACACCACTAACACCGGAGACTCCAGAAACGCCCGAAACACCCGAGACGCCAGAGACACCAGTTACAATCGGAACCCACTGTGAACTACCGCTATCGTATTGTTTTAAAACTGTCATTTACAATTCTTTCTAAGACTTTATAATGTAGTTAAGAACCATTGTAGGCTGCATGTTGTTATGAGCCGATGAAGCATTTGCGGCGGTATTATCAACATTTGTGATACCAACAGTCCCTGTCGCGTTGGGGCCACCCGTATCGCCGTACACAGGCGTGTAGTGGTTAAAGTTTCCCGTACCGGTCAATAGACCACCGGCCTCAATTGAGTATGTTGCTGTCCCTGGACCAGTTACTGTTCCTGCAATATAGCCGATTCTGTTTGGGTTGTTATTAGTAGCACCAATAGCAGCGGTCAGACTACCCGCACCGTGAGCGTGTCCGCTAGAAGCAAAAGTTGTCGTACCCGTCAATGTGTTGGCATGAGAGTGAGTAGGAACTCCTGATTGTGCAGAAGTCAAAGTAACTGTTTCAGCACCAGTCGTTGTTCCTGGTGTATTTGCAATACTCAAAAGGTTGGCATCCACGCCGCCCATGTTGTCAATACCAGCAACCGTACGACCACGAAGGTCAGGGAGACAGAAATCCGTTCCTGCTACGACACCAGTATTGTAGGTAGTTGAAAGAACAGCGAACAATGCAGCATAAGTTGTTCTAGATACCGCTTGTCCGTAGCAAAGCAACCAACCTGTTGGTGCCGTAGAACCTGCGTATGGATTTATTACTCCCGTAGGTATCGCTTGAGTTACAAACGCTGTGGTTGCAACGGCAGTTGTGTTGTTCCCGGCGCTCTGAGTTGTGGCAACGGTTCCAGTTGGAAGAGTTACGGTTCCTGTAAAAGTAGTGGGACCTGCAAGGTTGGCTTTTAGTGCTAAATCAGAAGAAGTGACCGGCGTAGCCCATGCCGTGTCGTAACTAACAGACGAAGACTTCGCCAGCATTTGACCCGTTGTTCCACCGGCAGGAACTACAGCCACTCCAGCAACTGAAGTATCCGCCCAAAGAACGTCGAAAACCGTAGGAGCTGTTCCCTGAATGACAACACCCGCAACCCCTGTTGCTCCAGTCGGGCCAGACGGGCCAGTCGGCCCACCAGCTGGGCCCGTAGCGCCCGTTAGTCCAGTTGCGCCGCTTGGACCAGTCGCACCAATTACACCAGAAACACCAGAAACACCACTAACCCCCGAAACCCCACTTACCCCCGAAACTCCGCTTGGCCCGCTTGGACCGCTTGCGCCAATACCGGTTGGTCCAGTTGGCCCGGTTGCTCCGGTTGGACCGCCCGCAGGTCCGGTTGCCCCAGTTAATCCGGTTGGCCCAGTTGGACCAACCACGCCGACCGTGCTGACGTTAAGAACCCATTTGCCTCCAGTGAATGTCCACGTCTTGGAGTTGGCCGTAAACAATGCTCCTGGTGAGGGGGAGTTTGGAAAATCAATAGCCATATGCCCCTATTTTACACTACGTTTCTATTGGGTTCTGGCCCACTGAATGACTTTTCGGCTTGTGTGCTGTGCGATGCAGTTGTCCCCAATTGAGGTGATGTCGTAGCCAAGAGACTCAACATAGGAAATAATCTCCTTGCGTCGTTCTTGATACCAGTCCATAATGCTCCACGTCTCAAAGATGATAGGTGGGTAGTTGTTTGCCTTGAGGGTTTCTAGGCCGCCCTTGATGACTGCAAACTCAAGACCCTCAACGTCTATCTTGATGAGTCTGATGTTCTGAAATTCGTAATTATCCAGTCGGTCAATCTGTATCTTTTCCATCTTGCCCTGACTGGCGCACTGATTGTTGTTCTCGTGAACGCCAGCATCCAGACTGAAAGCGCCAATATTTACTTCAACGGAATAATCAGGAGTTGACATCTCTATTTCGAACGCGGCATCTCCGAGTCCTTTATTGATGGGGTAAACGTTCTCTAATCCATTCAGGACAAGGTTGGCGCACAACTGATAGAAAACTATCCTCTGTGGTTCAAAACCGTAGAACTCAATACCGGGGAATTGTTTAGCCAAAGGAACAACATAAGTTCCGACATTGCTGCCGATATCTAGGATTACTCCGTCCTTGTTGTCTCCAACCAGGATTGTTGAATAATATTCCAGCCATGCGTCATGACCAGCACCTGACCGAAGTCCGTCACTGATTACGTCGGGCTTATCAAAGATAAGAAACTGATTTCCCCTGCATTGAACTACGAGCATATTAGGCAGCATAAAAATTTATTCTAAACCCACCAGAAGTGCTTAATGATTGAAAGACTCGCCAGGATAACCCAAGCCACATTGAAGAGAATAATTGTTGGAAGCGTCTTTTCGGTAGATGACCAAATGAGGGCGATGCTTGAAGCGATGGCGAAGATGTAAACCCACCACCACTGGTAGCCAAGAAGCAGGCCAGGGAAGATGATGGCAATTTTGGTAGAAAACCCCCAAGCCTCTACGATGTTTGGTTTAGTCCAATACCCCTTGTGAGACATCGTCTTCGTTGCTTGTATTACTTTGTTTAGCATTTTTTTTGTATTGTTTCTCTAAATTAATTAAATGTATTAAAATTATAAATTGGTCGTGACCGCCAAACCAATGCAACCACCAACAGAACTTGTCGTTTCCTTCTTTAGTGTTTGGAAGGTAGTGGTTATCTACTCGCCTGCTGTGACTCATCTTTAATACCCTAAAAGATTTAAATGAGAGTTTTCCTTTTTGTCGTACGCATGGCTAGTCCAGGGACCATTGGCGTCTACGTAATGATAGAAACCTTGAATATGGTAGGAATCTTGGGGGACGTTGAATACGGGTCGGAAGTGGTTGACGTCCATCCCCCTGTAGATAGCGCCGTCACCCGGTTTCATTACGACTGGAGTATCTCCCATGACGAGAGGCCATTCATAATCCTTGCGGCGATAGTTGTATTCGTAGCAGACACTTACAGAGATTTCGCAAGCAGGTCTGTCTATATGTGGGGCCAGTTCCTGACCACGCCTGTAGACCCTGTAAAAAGAGTATGTAGGGATTAGTGACAACCCCGTGACTTCTTCCACTTTTTCTTTGTAATCAAGAAGCAGAGACTCCATTAGGAAGTCCGCATAAACGGCATGGGCGTTAATTACCTGTGCTGTGTCCGGGCTAAAAGAATACGCTTCTTTTAAGAGTGCATATTTTGACACAAGAGAGACAACCGAGGCGTCTACAAAATCAGGTACGTGAACATAGTTGTCTAAAAGAAAATCTCTTGTCTTACTCATAAGAGAGCCATGTCACAAGAGAGTACCTAACACCTTCACTTACGGGGTGGACGATATGCGGGAATGAATAACAAGAAGGGAAAAAAACAACATCGCCAGCAGATGGCTCGTATGTTATTCCCAAAGTTGGGAACTCTAGTTTTCCTCCTTCAAAATCGTCATTTAAAAAAGCAATCATAGATAGCACTCTGTTTTTATGAGCACCACCGCAATCAAAGTGCTGCTTATATTCTGTTCCCTTTTCGTATTTTAAAACAAAATACCCTTCATCAAACAAACCGCCTAAATTATGATGGTCGGCATATTCTGAAGTAGCCCCAGTTACTGCGTTAAAAATATATTCATCAAGTTTTTGTATGTCGTCACGGACCATAATAGTGCTTGCCAATGGCAGGCTCTTGTTGCTTCGGTAAAGGTTTTGAATGCTCGGTTCGTTTCTGTCTTCATACGTACTGGCATATTCCCAATTTAAAGAAACGTCATCGTCTATTGCTTTTTCTATAGAGTCAATAATGATTTGAGGTTCTTTCAACAATTTGTCATAAACCCATAATGAAGGGTGGAGTACTTGCATTATTTTTCTTTTTTGGCTAGTTCAATATCAACTTTATGCTTGTGGCGTCTATACGGTCCTGCGGTGCCTAGTGACGGCATGATGTATCCGGAACCAAAGCCACTACTCGCAACATACTTAAAATAAGATTCGTCTTCAAACTCAATGGATGAAAGATTAGTGCTTCGTTTAAACGGAACTACCTGCATCATTGGTGTTCCGTATGGAATCATAAAGTCCGTGTTGGCTTTTATGTTTAAAACAATATTGGTTACATGATAAAAATCAGTATGAACAATTGCCGGCAAAACATCATAGTTCTGACTTGGCTCCCACGAAATGGGAAGTATCAAAGAAGACCACCCAGGTGCAGTCTCAAAACGCCACGGAGTTACAATTTTTGGATATTGCATATTTTCAAGTTTGCGAACTCCGACAACAGGGCATCCAGGCGTGTCTTGAACAGAGAAACCCTGTACCCCAATATTTTCAAGTGGTGGGCTCATATTTTCAATGCGTGATTCCCAGAATCCATTTTCTGGGTTTGGCCTGAAATACAGATTGCTCCAAAGAGGAACAGTCATTCCCGCTGCTAGGTAGTCATTAACGCCTGCACACTTTTTCAAACCAGCACCACTAGGCATTGTCTTGTACCATTTAGGCATTGATAATTGCGAGTTTAAATATGGAGGCATCTCCATTAAGCGGTTATCTTCTGGCGTTACTCTGATATGTCCTGGTTTGACCGACTTTTTCTTTTTCACTGCTCGTATTCCTCGTCTAAGTTTTGAATTTCTAACAATCCATCTTTATGGTCAACCAACTCGTGATTGTGCCTGGAGTTCCTAAAGTTGTCCATTTCCAAATTGACTTTTTGTCGCAGGTTTAGTCTATCAAGGGCAAGCGAAGATGGTTCTTTTGGTAAAAGCCCTTGGCCTTGCATAACGTGAACTAAATGAGGTACATGAAACATTAGGTTTATCTCTTGGTAATGGTCATACCTGGATGGAACTTTTTCAGACCATAAATCAATTAGTTCTTGAAGTTCATCATTAAGAGGCATCTCAGATTGGTCAATCCAAAATTGTGAGTCTCGCCTATCGGAAACGTAATGCAACCTAATCATTGTCAGTATATTACGCATTGTTTCAGTAATCGTTTTATTGTACGCAATCTGCATTTTTGATGATTTTTTAGTATATGAAGCGACGTTCTGAATAAGCATTTTTAATTGAATTAAAGTACTGCCGATACTGGTGGCTTCCAGGGGTTCAACAAACGAGGAAGCAAGGCCTACAGAGACACAGTTTTTCACCCACTGGTTTTTTAAGAAACCTGCATCGTATTTAAAAGTTTTAGGATTTTCTGGGACCTTATATCCAGTCATCGCTTGCGCTTCTTCAATAGCCTTATCTACAGATATGTGAGAAGAAGAGAAGATGTAACCGTTACCACGACGTTCTTGCGTTGGTATTTCAAACATCCACCCAGAAGATGCTGCCCTGGCTCGGGTGTATGGGCGAATCTGTCCATTAGGGTCAGACTCTGTTGGGAAAGCAATTGCTGAATCACAAAGAAGATACGGGGAAAAAGACTCCCATTCAGTGTTTCCTAGTTTTGTCATAAGAACTCTGGAAAAACCACTGGCATCAATCCAAAAATCAGCAGAAACAACTGCTTGCTGTTCTGTTGTTACTGAAGATATTTCTCCAGTTTCTGAATCAAGTTCTATTGAGTTAACTTCTGCATCAATGAATTTAATCATTCTCGCAAAACATAGTCCTGTTAAATAGTCGTTTAGTTTATTTGTATCAAAATGAAACTGATTTGTTGTCTTGTGGATGTTTCGTCTACCAATTTTGTTCTGCACAAGACCCGCACTCCCCGTCTGAGAAGTAATTAGTTTATTGGAGTCAACAAACCCAGCATAGGTAGCAAACAAACCATGCGCAAATATTTCGTCCACTCCACCAATGCTGTGAAAATAGTCAGGGGTATGAGTTGTCCAGTTTTCAAAACGGAGACCATACTTATGGGTTGCGCTCGTGTTCTCAATAAGTTCACCAGTTGGAATGTCGCAGTCGTTCATGAACTCACGCCAGTGTTCTGTAGAGCCTTCACCAACGCCAATAATTCCTATTTTGGAAGAAGAGATTATTGTAATTTCAGAATTAACAAATGCTCTCCGAAGCAATAAGGCAGAAACCAATCCGGCAGTTCCTGAACCGACAATGCAGAATGATAAATTGTTATTCATTTTTACCTAAGAATATGCTATGTAAGACTTGATGTAGTTAACTTCAAGAATCCACTGACTTAGCGTCAAGTCAGTGAAGGGCGGAATTTGCTCCAATATTTCTAGTGGAGACAAAGACGACTCTATACCATACTTAATGCATATTTCGTATATTTTTGATTCAATGTGTTGTCGTTCCGAGGAAAGTATTTCTTCTGGCACAACGGGCGGAGAAGGATGGTTGTGCACCAAAGCATTTAGTGTTCTGTATCGGTGAGTACTCTTTACCCAGTTCAAAAATAAGGGGCCGACGCTGGCCTGCTCCGTAAAACCATGTCGCGTATTTTCTTGATTTTGAAAGTATCTGTAAACAGGCATATCTTCCTGATATTCAGATATCTCGTTTAGCACGTTTTCTGGTATCTGAAGAGTTTCAATATAATTTTTACATGCTAAAGAAACTTCATTATCGCTATCAAATGGACTCTCTGTTAGGGATGCCCATTCAATAATGAGTTTCATTAGACCCATAGGGGTTTTTGTAACAGCAGTTACAGCAGGCCAATCCCTAAAGGAATCATTAACACCGGGTATGAAACCATATACAACATGAGCAACACCGGCAGCACCAAGCATTACTGTTACTTTACTAATGTGTTGAAACAAAACAGTGTCTGTCACTGTAGGGCGCACCCCATCTTCTAAGGGAAACTGAACGGGTCCATATTTTCCTGCGTCACAACGGTCCATAAAATCTACGGCGTCTTTACTGGCCGTAGCAGGTGTCATTACCTTGGAAGACATCACGCAATACATGTCTTCTTCTTTGATGGAGTCTTTAACAAAGTGCTCTAAGATGTCGTCATAGCAAATAGCGTCAATGATTGACTCTTGGTTATTACGGACAAGAACATAGTTAAAATCACCAGAGTAAGGGTCTAGTTCTTTAAAGGCAATAATCGTCTTTCCATCCGAAGTAAACGTGTCATATTCCGTATATTCAATGTTTCCACTAGGCGTTGGGGTGTACAACTTGAAATCAGCCGTGCCGTCAATGCCGTAATAGCACTTATAGTTTGCTATTTCTATCAGCGAAATGTCGCTCATTTTTTACCTTTTAAGACAGTGCAGCAATTTTTGCATCTGCACGTGCGATGTTTGTCAACAATGACGTTACTCGTGCTTCATTGCCTGTTGGTGGTTCTGCGGGAACCCATGTCGTTGCGTCAAATTCGTCAGGGTCAATCCCTAGTCCTACAAGGAGTCCATACACCTCGTTCAGCATATGCTTCTTGGTGTCGCCCAGTGATTTGATTTTTTGCTCTGTAGTTAAGTTGAATTCCATGATTTCTCCGTTTTGTTAAGCGTTAAGAAGGATATAAGTGGTTCCAGAAGAAGCCGTATGAGTGTCGGATGCTGCTGTGGTGCCAGAGCGCACATCGTAGGACAATCCAGACGGTGTAGTTTCTGTCAAGATAAGAATAGCACCACCACCACCTGCTCCGCCTCTTACTCCGCTTGCGCCTGTAGTTCCAGCGCCTCCTGCACCGCCTGTGCCTCCAGCGCCTCCAGCGCCTCCTGCGCCCCCTGCCCCTCCTGCGCCCCCAGCACCTCCAGCACCTCCAGCCCCTCCAGCCCCTCCAACATAATGAACAGTTGCATTGGCGACATGGGTTGCATGAGAAGGGGAATGAGGGTTTACGTGCTGCTGGTGATGAGGATTTGTGTGCACATTTGTATGTGGATGTGTTGTGTGGTGTGGGTGTACGTGGTGACCCGTATGACCACCGGCAGTATGGTGATGCCCCACATGGTGGTGTCCACCATTAACCGTGTGACCTGCATAATAACCATTCTTAGGGTCGTGCGAGTCGCAGCAATGGTGGTGTGGGTTTACTGTATGCGTATGGTTTACGTGGTGATGAGTCGTATGGTGAACCGTATGGTGTCCACCAGGGGTGTGATGGTGACCATTGGGAACATGGTGACCACTTGCAACATGGCCATTGTTCGTATGATACGGAGTCCCATGGTGGCCATTGTTTATATGAGTTGGAGTAGCCGAATGGGGAGTAACCGTGTAGTCGGGGGCTTTTGTTCCGGCAGCACCAGTAACTCCGGTTGCACCCGTGGTTCCCGTGGCTCCCGTGGTTCCTGTTGCGCCCGTGGTTCCAGAAGCGCCTGAAGCACCCGAAGCGCCCGCAACGCCAGTAGCACCAACAGCACCAATCATGGCAAGAGACATAACTGTTCCGGTTCCCGAAATATTCTTGGCAATAATAGCGACTACCGGTCCACCCATTCCGCCAACTCCACCAACACCGCCTGCACCAAGGACGCCAGATGCTCCCTGTGCTCCGCTTGCTCCTCGTGCTCCAGAAGCGCCGCTTGCGCCAGATGCTCCCCGTGCTCCAGAAGCGCCGCTTGCGCCAGATGCTCCTCTGCCACCAGCCGCGCCTACCGTTAATCCGTCACTAGGATGTCCGCCTGCGGTTCCTGCAACCCCTGTTGCTCCTACTGCTCCTGCGATTCCTGTGGCTCCTGTAAGTCCTGTGGCTCCAGCAATTCCTGTTGCCCCTGTTGCTCCGGTTGCTCCTGAAGAACCCGCAACACCCGAAGCACCTGTAGTTCCACTAGAACCTCCTGCTAACGCAATAGGTGTAGGGCCGTAAACAGCGTCAATAATTGCGCCACCAAGCATTGAAGTGACGCTTTTAAGAAGGTACGTAGGAAGAGCACTGACGTTTGGGTTGGTGTTTCCTCCGCCTTGTCCACCCAGTCGGTAGGTAATAGCACCAGAAGTATGACCAGAAAGCGTTCCTGTTAAAACAGCAGAGGCAGTACTGGCGATTGTTCCATTGCTGGAGCCAGCAGTATTGCCAGTGACGTCACCAATACCGACAACACCGTTGATGATTGCAGCGCCTTTGACGAACACTTTAAAACCCGAAGTAAGAAGAATGTTTCCTAAAGGAACGGTCAGTGTGTTGTAGTACATGTCCCTAGTAAGGGTTACGGTTCCGCTGATGGTCACATCGCCATCGGTGCCTGTTCCGTAAACAGCGTCATTTCCTGAACGAACAACAATGTTCTCAATTCTTGAAATTGCCATAGTTAGACCTGCTGAATGTAATTTACAGTTCCAGCGTTTGCTCCGGTTACATCTGTTGAGATAGTACCAGGGAGTGCGCTTGCGGAAGAGACTATGAGTATGACGCCACCACCAGCGGGTGCAGTTGCTGGTGCTTGAATATATCCAGTTCCAGATGATGGACCGCTGATGTAACGAGCAGCAAGGATGACAACTCCGCCACCTGCCTGTCCAGTACTACCAGCGCCTCCACGAAGGAACATAGGTCCTCCTGTTGCCGTTATGGTGTATCCAGTGATTGCCTGCATTGGTTGTTTGAAGTAACCAAGTCCACCCATTGTTGCATGAGGCGCAGTGGCTGTATAGGTTGCAGTTGCGTTACCGCCAAGACTGTGTGTCACTGACGTAGTTGCTGCTCCACCTTGCATGATTGAACCCAAAGATGCGTATCCAGTCGTAAAGCCAACAATAGAACTTGTACCAAAACGTAAGGTTCCCTTAACAAAGATTCTGTAACCGTTAGGGGCCAGACGAACGCTGTTGCCCAATGTCAAATCGTTAAAATACATATCTCGCGTCATGGAGTAAACGCTCGCAGATGGAACCATGCTTAAGACTGTTGTTGTTCCGTCTAAGGTGGCATCACCGTCAGCACCTGTTCCGTAGATGGAGTCAACGCTTTCGTTGAAGTAAGCGTTCCATACATAACCGTCCCATTGCCAACTCTTAGGGCCAATAGTAAAAATCTGATATTGATACGGAGAAGCAGGAAAAGTAATCGCTGACATTAAACACCACCAATATCTTCAACCAGTAAATACGCAGGTTCTGTTGCTGACGCTTTCCATGTTGTGTTTGTGGCTGCATTGGACACCACACGAGCAAATACAGTTTGCGTACCTGCTGCAAAAGTTGTAACACAACTACAAACGCTGCCCTGTTGAAGGCTTGCGGAAGGGTAATAAATTAATGTATTTGCAATAATTGTTCCGCTAGTAGTAGCGGTTCTTAGGTAATGGTTGTTTACTGACGCATTTACGCCGTTATCTACTTTTCCCTCTACCCATGTTATTTTGTAGTAACGATTTGCAACCGCAGTCCATGTGACGCTAGCCCGTGTTACTTCAGTACTGCCATTACTTGTTATGTTGCTTGTAATGTTGGCTAAAGCCACAACACCTCGTGGTGCCTTGGTTAGCGCAGAAACAACCTCAACCCACGCTGAGCCACTGTATAAATAGAGAAGGTCTGTGTCAGTCTCATAAATCGTCTGACCTTCCCACGGTGCAGATGGACGAGTAGACGAAGTAACTGGTAGTGGCGACATTGCACCGCCACCTAGTTCAACCCAAGCAGAGTTGTAGTAGATGTACGAAGAACCGGTAGTTGTGTCAAACCAAACTTGACCAGCAGTTGGTGATACTGGTGCAGTTGCAGAACTTGTAATTCCTATAGGTCCTGTTGGTCCTGTTGCGCCCGTTGGTCCTGTTGGTCCTGTTGGACCAGTCGCACCTGTCGTGCCACTCACGCCCGAAACACCGCTAACACCAGATACTCCAGAGACTCCTGAGACTCCTGAAATTCCGCTAACACCGCTTACGCCCGATACGCCTTGAGGACCTGTCGGACCCACTGGTCCGATACCGCCGGTTTCTGCGAACTCAATTAGGTCTGTGCCGATTTTAATAGCACCGCCAGCAGCAGTTCCGTAATTCGTTTGAATGAACGTTTGACCTGCATGGTCACCTTGAGCAACAAGAGTAAAGTCTCCGTTTTCAACTTCGCCAGCAATACTGTTATCAAAGTCAGTTGCGCGAGTGAACTTAAATTTAGAACCCGCCGAACCGAGACTGGTTACGGTGTAAATACCGTTTTCAACTTTATTTGTTCTTCCCGAAAAAAGAACACGGTCACCAACAATGATTGTTGCTCCGCCGACTGTAGAAATAGCACCATTAGCATTTGCTTCAATGTAGGCACCAATACCAAAGCCTTCACTTGCATCTGCAGTTCCAGCAAAGTAAGTACTTGCGTCTTGCGTGTCTTGAACTGTTACGACAGATGCGTGAGCGTTTTGTGCTCCAGGAACACCAGAAACTCCGCTTACGCCCGATACGCCACTAACTCCAGAGACACCAGAAACACCCGACACCCCTGAAACTCCAGAAACGCCCGTTGCTCCGATTACTCCACTGACACCCGATACTCCAGAAACGCCCGAAACACCAGATACTCCGGAAACTCCAGAAACGCCTTGAATTCCCGTAGGACCAGTCGCTCCCGTTGCACCTATGACACCACTTACACCACTGACTCCGCTTACACCTTGTGGACCAGTAGCACCAATAACACCGCTGACGCCAGAAACTCCAGAAACTCCACTGACTCCGGAAACACCACTGACACCTTGAGGTCCAGAACTGTAGGCAAGAGAAGTCCAAGCAGTTGTACCGGTACCTACCTTGAATTTACCTGTATCGGTTTCTGCGCCGAGTTCACCTACAGCAAGCGTTGGGTTTGCAGCCGTCCACTCTGCGGCGGTGCCACGTCTAAATTGAATCTGAATAGCCATCAAACACCTCCTGAATCAAGCGAAGTAATGCCACCGTAATTGGTGGACGGGAAGCCCCCATCAATATTAGCAATAGAAACCCCTGTTGGACCTATAGGACCAGACGGACCTACCGCGGTTTGGGCTTGTAGGTTCCATGCGCCAACCGTTGTTGAATAAACCCATGTTTTATCGCCATTGGTGAATACTTGCCCGTTCGTCGGGGATGTAGGAAAGTCTATTGTAGGCATTATTCAGGGTTCCATTCTTCAGTGGTGTTACCTTCAGCAACCCACGCAAGATACGCCTCGTGTAGAGGGTTTCCATCGGGGATAACAATTCCTGAGTCATAGTAAACAACTCCGTTGTCATCTATCTGAAAATTATAATGACTTAGTTCCATCACAACTCCGCACTTACCCATACTGCTGTATTCAAAATACCCATTGTGTAACCCACTGGCAACTGATTACCAGTATTGTTATCAGACGAGTATGCCAATGTTTTAAAACCTACAGTGGTAGTTGACTGTCCTGATTGGTAAACCAGCACTCTGGAAATATTAGAACCTGCACTGTATTGATAGAAATCAAACGAGTGACTACCGCTTCCTGCTGAAGTATAAGCAGTTGGGTCTACTCTCATTGTTACTGGAAAAGAATGACTTATCAGAAGATTCCCACCACTTAAACCGACATTCCAATATTGATTAACTGCTTTTATGTTTCCTGCTGGGATTACATGAAAATACCGTTGGCATAGGGCTAGTTCTACACCGTATGGTCGTTGTTCAAATGGGGTTGGCTGTGTGTTTGCTTCTAGCTGTACACCAGTCAAATAAAAAGTTGCACCGTTGGTACTAATCCAGTTAACACCGCCAGAAGTTTTAGGCGTAAAAGAAGTTTTCCAAGAATTAACAGCACCGACAGCATCTGCCCCTGAGCCTAAATCAAACCAAAGACTTAAACTTTCAGTGTTGTTGGTGCTCCATGAACCACTTGTTTCTCCAGGGATTGTTATAATTTCTTTTTCCCAAGTGTTGGCAGTCGTAATAGTGTAAGTAGCGGTATACATTCTTGAAGAGGCAGGGTTCTTGATGGATACTGTATATGTCCCAGCAATACTTGAGCGAACCCAGAAAGAAAGAGTTACCGTTTTTGCACTAGCAGTCCCCCATCCCAAATAAGCGGTGTTTAAACCTTCCATAAAGTGACGTAAACCGTAGTAGGCATCACTGCTAGGGGTGGTTGCTGCTAAAGATGTTAGTAAAGTTGAATATGCAAATTCACCTGGTGCAACTGTTGATTGAATCATGCTTAATTTAGCATTAAGTGAACTGTATGTTGCCCAACGGTCCAATCCAAACACGTTATTAGCAAAACCACTGTTGACGGCAGTGGTGCCTCGTTGAGAAATGCGCATATCGCCATTAATGATTAAGTTGCGGAAACCGCTAGTAACATTTGCTGCTGCTGCAGTCACAAACTCTGTTGTAGCCAACTGGGTTGTGTTTGTACCAGCAGCAGCCGTAGGAGCAGTAGGTGTACCTGTAAACGCAGGGCTATCCAAACTTACGGTGCCCGTGGCACCAGTTGTGCCACTAACGCCAGAAACTCCACTGACGCCAGAGACGCCAGAAACACCAGAAACGCCTTGTGGGCCAGTTGGGCCAGTATCTCCAATTGCACCACTCACACCCGAAACACCGCTTACCCCTGAGACGCCAGACGGTCCTGTGGCACCGCTAACCCCAGAAACACCACTAGCACCTTGTGGACCAGAAGGACCAACAACACCGCTGACTCCAGAAACACCCGATACTCCGCTTGGTCCAGTAGCACCAGTATCGCCAGAGACTCCGCTTACTCCTGAAACCCCACTAACACCAGAGACACCACTGACGCCCGAAGGTCCGGTTGCGCCAGTATCTC